ACCATGAGTGATTTCGCTTCAATTGCCATTGAGTTCGGAAACGAGCCAATTGACAGAGATGCAGTGTCCACATGGCTGAATGAGTTTGCGTACCAAGGATTTGATCCAAGAGTGATTATTGAGAAGATCACAGCTGCTGACAACTGGAAAACTGACGTGAAGAAGATGATAGTGCTGGCTCTCACTCGTGGGAATAAGCCTGAGAAAATGACAGCAAAGATGAGCCCAGAAGGAAAAGCTGAAGTCACCAGACTGGTTAAGAAGTACAAACTGAAGTCTGGAAACCCAGGAAGGAATGACATCACTCTGTCCAGGGTTGCTGCCGCCTTTGCTACTTGGACCTGCAATGCCATCTTCTACGTGCAGGAATTCATGCCTGTGAATGGAGCCCAGATGGATGAGCTCTCTCCTGGATACCCCAGACCAATGATGCATCCGAGCTTTGCCGGCCTGATTGACCCTAACCTGCCTGATGCTAAGTTGATTATTGATGCTCACTGCCTCTTCTTAGTGCAGTTTGCAAAAGTGATAAATGTGGGCCTCAGAGGAAAACCAAAGTCAGAAGTCTACCAGTCTTTTGTTCAGCCAATGACTGCTGCCATAAACAGCAATTTCATGACTGGAGAGCAGAGGAGGAGGGTACTCCAGGGGCTGGGAATTATTGACATGAACTTGAAGCCTTCACAGGCTGTGATTGCTGCTGCTAGAGCTTATGGCTCTCTTGCTTAAAGCAGCTGCTCGGGGTTGGGGTTGCTGGGGTTGGAAAGGAAAAGT